ATGGCGCTGGAAGCGCGCAAGAAGGAACTGGCGGAGCTTCTGGCCGACATTCCCGAGGACGTGCCCGACATCCTACCGAGCGTATCGGCAGTCTATGCGAAGAAGGTCGCGGTCCTCACTGGCGCGCTGGATCGGCCGGACGAACGGCCGCAGGCCGCCGAAGCGTTGCGGATGCTGATCGAGAAGATCGTTCTGACGCCAGGACCGGAACGCGGGGAAATCTACGCCACATTGCATGGCGAACTGCGGACGATCCTCGAATGGACCGAGCGGCAAGCTGTTGGAAAGACTTTCAAAACGACAATGTGGCGGCGCGACAGCTTTGGCATAATTGTGCAATAGCTTTGGCAGGGAAATCTTTGCGCGGGCGTCAGGATATGCGCCATCGCCTGTCATCCTGACGGCTTGTCACCCTCAGTCAGACCGCGCCCCTATCCTCCACCACCGATCCTGCACGGCGCGCTCGCTGCGCTCCAGTTCATCGGCGATCGCCCACCAGTCCGATCCGGAGGCGCGCATCTCGGTCAGGGCGGCATCGTCTTCCGGGGTCCACGGCTGACGCGCGCGCCCGCGGGGGGTGAGCTGGCGTTTGATGTTCGAAGGGATCTGGACTGGCGGTGTCTTGATCGGCTTTGGGAACTCGCCCTCGATCCGGTAGCCCTCGCCCCAGACGGTGACGACCCTGATGGCCGGGGCCAGCTTATGACGCAGCCTGTGGACATAGGCCTTGATGGTGTCCGGCGATATCGGATCGGTTTCGATGCCCACCGCCGCCAGTGTGATGGCGTCATACGGCACCATGCCGGGACTGCGCTTGGTCAGATAGGCCGCGATCCGCGCCTCCTGCGGAGTAAGGCCCATCTCCTGATAGGCAGCAGCCAAGCCATCCTCCTCGCCCGTCAGGTCGCCGATCACCGCAAGCGCGGCGGGCAGGCGATCCTGCGGCGGCAGGGCCATGATGTCGGCGCGGATAGTCATCAATAGCTCCGTGGTGGTGCCTCAGCCTCGGTGACGAGGTCGGAATGGAAGGCGCTGGTGCGGAGCATGAAGAAAACGACGCGGCCGTGCCGATCCCAGACCGGCACCGGCCCGTGCGAAAGGGCGGTATCGGGCGCCCAGAAATACTGCCCGAGAGGGCGGACCGGCCCCTGTGTCTTGCCGGTCCTGTCGGCGTAGTAGCCGCCTGCGCGCAGTGGGTAGCCTCTTTCCAGTTTGGTCATGCCGGTATCCACGCTGAACTGGTGGCAGATTTTCGGACGCTAGGTTGCAGTTGCAAAACGATGACCAAGTCGGTCATAAGCGGTTCGTCGCTCATACGGATTCGCCATCTTGCAAGTCGTCCATCCTGCCCCCAGGCACCGAAGTATTTTTTCCGAAATAGCGAAATTCTTTCGACGGCTCCTCGCAGAAGAATCCGAGGAGAAGCGCCTGTGGACAATCGGTGCGAGGCTGGATGCCCTAGGCATTGAACCGCGCACCGACGAGGAACGGCGCGCGGAACAGGTTTTCGAGGATTCGCTTCCATGATCCTCAGGACCACGGCCACGGCGTATCGAGGTCGAGCACGATCGGCGCATTGACCGAGTTGTTGTCGATGCCCGGCGGGTCCGAGATGGACGTGTCATATCCCCCGCTGAATGTGCAGTCGCCATAGTAGAGCGTCTGCGTGCCGGTGGTCCCAGCGGTATCGAGGCGGATTAGTGCTGCGGCAGTGTAGTTAAATTTCTGCCGAATATCGCAGCTAAACAACCACATGTTAGTGGCGAGATCGGAGACGGTGCGGCTCCCGGCCGCTCCGCCGCCATACTTACAGCCAACGCGCAGAACGGTCGTTCCGGAGTGCGCAGTCGAACAGTTTCCGCCCCCATAATAGATGTCGCAGCCACATTCGACCGAGGTGTAGGCCGAAGCCGCATCATATCCGATACAGTTATTCGCCGACCCCGCCGCAACAGCGCCGAAAGCCAGCCACTTCCCGTTGATGGTGACGACCTCGTTGCCGCGCGCATAAAACTCTGCCGCGCCGGTGTAGACAACACCGCCAGCCTGAATAACGAGAGCCGCACCGGTTCCCGGTGCGAAAACCAAATCATCGTCGAGGAGCACCTGCGCCCCGCTGGCAACGGTAATGGGCGTGCCGCCGACCTGCGAGATGAAGTGGACCTTTCCCGCCGACACGAGGTCTTGGAAAGTCTCCCCTGCAAGTTCAACCGCCGTGCTCGGTTTAATTGCGATGGCGAAGTTGTTGGTCGATGTGCTTTGCGCACACGCCATCTCTCCACCGGAGGTAATCGTTCCGAGATTGGCGGCGGACCCGATCGAAATCACCCCCGCGTGCAACTGCCCCGTGAACGATCCGGGGTCGATCACCGCGCCGCCAAGATACTGCCCGGGGCCGGGGCTGGCAGAAAGCGCCGCAATGGTCCAGTAGCTCGTCCCCTGCTTCCCAAGCACCCAGTTCTCGGAGCCGGACAGGAAAGACCCGATGTGGACGCGCCCCGTGCCGGTGCGGCAGAAGCGCAGGGATTTTGCGCAGGGCGCGGACAGTCCAGCATAGTGACCCGGTGCAATGCTGATGGTGTCCCAGTCGCCAGACGCCGCCACCGCCGCGTCGAGCGTGGCAAAGGGTGATCCGGCCTGCCCGGTCCCGGTGTCATCGCTGCCCGTGGTGCTGACGTAGCGCGTCGTGCCGGCGAACAGCGCACGATAGGTCGCCGCAGTCTCCACCAACTTGTAGCCCTCGGCGTCCCGATAAAGCTTAACGCCAAACGAGCGGGGGAGCGGGAGGATCGTCGGCCCGGCCTCGGTCACAGGCCCCACTGCCTCCGAGGTCGCCGTAACGCTGCCGCCCGCGTTGGTCGCGGTTGCCCGGACAGAGATATTGGCCCCGGCATCGGCGGCAATCAGCAGATAGGTCAGCCCGGTCGCACCGCTGATCGCCGTGCCGTTGCGCAGCCATTGCAGACTGATCGTCGGTGAGCCGGTCCACGTGCCCTCAGTCGCGGTCAGGGTCTGACCGACGGAGAGCGTGCCGGTGATGGCCGGCGCGGCGATGACCGCAGGCTGCTCGACCGGCGCTGCCGCGATCGGGCCGACGGCGGCCGAGGTCGACGTGGCGCTGCCCGCCTCATTGGTCGCAGTCGCGCGGACAGAGATGTTCGCCCCGGCATCGGCCTCGGTCAGCACATGGCTCGTCCCGGTCGCTCCTGCGATCGCCACGTCGTTGCGCAGCCATTGCAGGGCGACATTGGGGCTGCCGGTCCAGCTGCCTTCTGAGGCGGTCAGCGTCTGCCCGACAGTCAACGTGCCGGTGATGGCGGGCGCGGTGATGACCGCGGGCTGCTCGACCGGCGCGGCCTCGATCGGGCCGACGGCCGCCGAGGTTGACTGGACCGACCCCGCGGAATTGGCGGCCGTCTCCCGGCAGGTGATGCTCTTGCCGACATCGGCTTCGGTCAGGGTATAGGTCAACCCGGTCGCGCCGGAGATATTGGCTGATCCGCGGCGCCACTGGCGCGTGACGGTGGGCGATGGATAGCCCCCATAGATGCCCGGAGAAACGCTGAGCGTCTCGCCCGCGACCGGATCGCCCGAGATCACCGGGGCACTGGACACGGTGGGCGCGACAGGATCGCCCGCCCCGCCACCGAAGACCTGCGTCTCGCCACGATAGGCCGCGATGATCTGGCGCTGCCCGAAACGGATGGTCTGATAATCCCGCAGTCCCATGTCAGGCCCCCACGATCAGATAGAGGATCTGCGGATCCTTGACGGGCAGCGCATTGTACTGCGCCTGCGTCAGGACCGCGCTGGTGAGATCGGCGACGCGGCCGCCCTGGATCAGCGATTGCAGCATCACCGGCGTGTCGCTGACAGGCACAACCACGCCTGTCAGGTCGAATTTCGTGCCCGCTGACGGCGCGACGGTGATCTTGTAGGACGTGGTGCCGAGTGTGCCGACCACGTTGGGCCAGAGCTCCATCGAGCCGGTGCCATCAGCGGCGATCTGGGCCTCGACCGTGCCCCCGACGACGATGCCGTCGTCGAGATCATAGCCGGACAGCACGGCGGTGACCTTGCCGCCGGTGACGGGACCGCCGCCCGGCATGCGCAGTGCGAAAGTGATGGTGGTGGTATCCATTCTGGTGCTCCTAAGCGAAGGGGACGATGCGATGGGTGCAGGGGGCGGGTGTCAGGAACCCGCTGCGGAAACGGATCATGCGTGCCACCGTCCGATCGCCACGACGACGGCGGTTTTCGCGACGCCAGCTGCGCGCGAGACGCTGGAATAAGGGCGGATGTTGCAGGATGCCGTCGTGGCGTTGCGCAGATAGACGCCCTGCACGTTTTCGACGCTGGAGGACAGGCTCCCCCACACCATCGGCGCCCCGGCCGGAAACGAAATGGGATAGGTCCACAAGGTATTCGCCGCGGCGATGAACATCGCGCCGTTGGCTGTGGCGACAGCGGTGTCCGTGAAATCGATGTTTTGCAGGCAGACCTGCAAGCCGCCCGCGAAACGCCAGTAATAGCCGTTGGCATTGCTGCCAGCCTCGACCAGCGCACCGGTGGGGATGCCCGCCGCCTGGCTGACCGTGCCGACGATATCGCGCAACGCGGCCGTGCCGGCAGCCGTGACAACCGGGATCTTGGCCCCCGCCGCGCCGGTCAGGGCAAGGATCGCGCGGGCCGCCGGCGTGATGTTCGTCAGCTCCATGACGTTCGCGCCGGTGAAATACGGCAGTTTGTTCGCCGCGCCGGTGAGCGCTGCCAGCGAAGTGAGGGTTCCGCTGGTCAGCGTCTGAAGAAGCTGGTTTGCCGCGGCGAGCGAGCGCACGCCATCGTCGCGATAGTCGATGTCATAGACCGCGCCGGACAGGGCCGCGCCGGGCCACGCCCGGGCCAGCGTGATCGAGGTTGCGCTGTTGACCGCCGCGATCGGCACGCAAAGGCCCGCCGCCATCAGCATGTCACCCGCGCGGATGCCGCCGGTCAGCCAGGCGGTGCCGACCCCGGTGACGGCGGTGCTGCCCGCCGCGACGGAGATGGTGCCGGTGGAATAGGTGGTGGTTGCCATGATCATGCCTCCTGCGGCGGGACCGGCCAGATGGGCGCGGTCGGGTCTGTGGTGAGTTCGGGCAGATCGCGGAGCGCCTGAATGTAGACCAGTAAGGCGACGCGATCCTCGGAGAGGGTGAGGCCGAGTTCACGCTCGGCATCGCTGCGGCGGAGGCGCCATTCGACAGCTTCAATGCGCTGGTCCCGTTCGGCGCGGAGCGCCGCCCACACCGCGTCGGTCAGATCGGCATTCTCCGCCCAGGTCATGGAGTGCCAGTCCCAGCCGTGCAGAGGGGACGGCCGAGGCGGAAACGAGACAGCTTGGCCATTCGAGACGTAAACCGCCTCGGGATCGAAATGCCCCTCAATGTATCCGCCACCCGCCGGCACATTGGCGGCCAGGGTTTCTCCGTCCGGGTATCGGCCGACTGTCACGATTGCGCCGCGCGCATCGTGGATGCTCGCCGCGATCATCGTTTCACCCCCAGAATGACCAGGCTGCCGATCGCGCTGACCTGCTGGTTGGCGGCATTCCACATGAGGCTGTAGGTGCGCCAGCCGCCAGAGGTGTCCCAGTCCATGACCTGACCGCTCGGCCAATCAGTCCCATAGTTCATGTTGAGACGCTCTTTCATGATCCAGTTGTTTCGTTTGATCTGAAGGTCCCAAGCGCGCAGCGCTGAATATGATTGCTCGATGGACCAGAAGATCAGGGCAGGCGTGCCCGCGGGGAGGTCCATGGTGATATTGACCAATGACCGCAGCCCGCCGCCTCCGAGGAGTCTGACGCCAGCCGCCGAAACCGGAACGGTGACGGCATTGCCGGCCAACATGAGCGTCTGGATGGATGCTTCGCGGATATAGGCAGAGTCGATCCAGACCCGGCCATTCGCCACCACGAAGGGGAAGAACCGTCCCGCGCCATCCGTCAGGGCGAAGCGGTCGGCCTGCACCACCACCCGGCTCAGACCACCCGCGATGGCTTCCAGGAACAGGGCGGCGGTCCGGGCTGAGGAGGACTCGGAGCCACTCGCTGCGACCTTCAGCCCGATCCGGGCGAGCGCGCCGGCCGGTGTCGCCTCGACCGTCACCCGGAACAGCCCCGACGCCTGGAACATGCCGACCAGTGCCTGAAGCGCTGTCTGTGCATCGCCCTGCGCGGTGATCTTCGCGCCCTGCTGGGTGACCGTGGTTTGCAGAGTTTGCAGCGCCGTGGCCGAAGCCTTGGTCGCGACCTGCTGAAGCGCACTGGCCGCCGCTGCCGCCGCATCCGTCGCCACCTTGTCGGTGACCGCGACCCATGTGGTGCCGTTCCATCGTTTGGGCGTGTTGGCGTTGCTGGTCGTGTCGATCCAGAGGTTCTGCGCCAGCCGGTCGGCCGCCGCGGGCGCGGTGGACTGGACGATCACCTTGCCCTTGCTGCCCGCCAACGTCGCGGCCTGCTGCGCGGCCTGCTGCGCGGCCGAGACGTTGCCGTTGGTCGTGTTGAGGCTGTTCGACAGGGATGTGATATTGGCGCTTTGCGAAGCCAATACCCCCTCGGCATCCGTGACCCGCGCCGTCAATCCTGACAGGGCGGAGGCCGAGGCCTTGCCGTTCACCACTCCGGTCAGGGCATCGAGGCCCGCCTGCAGGCTGGTCAGCCAACTGCTGTTGGCGCTGATGCTGCTGCCCTGCTGGCTCACCGTGGTGTGCAAGGCCTGAAGCGCCGCGGCCGTCGCCAGACCGGGGATCGCCGCCTGAAGCGCCGTCACCGCCTCGGCGATGATGTCCACCTGATCATCGGTCAGGTCGATGCGGGTGTTGAGGGACTGGCTGGCCTCGGCGATGTAGTCCCGCAGGGCCTGCGCGCCCGCATGACCCTGCGCGGCGGTCTCGACCCCCTCGGCCGTCAGGGCGCGGATGTGGCTGCGCAGCACCCGGATCGCCTCGGACTGGGCCACCTGGGACCCGTCGCCGGTCTGGGTCTCGCTGCGGATCTGATCGACCGCGTCGGCCAGCGCGGCATTGCCGGTCGCCGGATCCTCGACCCGGTTCTGCAAGGCCGTGATCGACTCGCTCTGGCTGTTCAGCGCGCCCTCTGTCGCCGTGACCCGTGCGGACAGGCCGTTGACGGCCGAGGCCGCGCCGGCGGCGGTGCCCTGCGTCGCATTGAGATCGGCCTGCAACTGCTGCGCGGTCTGGGCCAGCGCCTGATCCGCCGTCGTCATCGCCTGTTGCAGCGCCGACAGGTCGGCCGAGGAGGCCCCCGGCGCCGGGCGACCGATCGCGATCCAGTCGATCTCGGCGGCGTCGGACGCGGTATTGTCGACGAGATCGAGCCGCACTCGGTCGATCGTCCCGATCCAGCCCGGCTGGATCGTCACGAGGCCCTCATTCCCCGACCAGATCGGTTCGGGGATGGCCACGCGCCGCGCGGTATCCCACGCCTCGCCCGCGGCCGCCCACCAGAGCCAGCCCGTCCATGCCGGATCGCCCGTCCGCTGAAGCCGCGCGCGCAGCTGCGAATAGGTGCCCGCCGCGATCGCCAGCCCGGACGGCGACACGATATAGGTGTCCGTGCCATTCGCGGGCCGGATGAAGCCGCCATCGGTCGCGACCGGATCGGACGGCGATCCCGTCCAGCCCTCGGCCGAGCTGTCGAAATACCAGATTTCCGCCTGATCGAACTGGGTCGCGTTGCCGACGGCGAGGCCGGTGATCAGCTGCGCCAGCGCCTCGTCGCCCTCGATCTGCGCCTGCGCGACCTGCTGGATCCGCGCGCCCTGATCGGCCGAGGTCGCTTCCAGCGTCTCGATCTTCAGAGCGGCCGCAAGGCCGGCATCGGCCAGCGTGACGATCTGTTCGTCGTAGCTCGCGCGCAGCGTGCCCAGCTCGACCGCGATGGAGCGGCGGATTTCCTCGCGCGCAGCATGGTTGGCGGAGGCAAGCTCCACGGCTTGCGCCTGAAGCGCCCGCACCGTTTCGCGCGTCTCGCGCCAGCGCTCCGCCGCCAGCATCGCATCCGCGACCCGATCGGCCTGTTCGGAGGCGATCTGGTCGGCCAGATCCGTCAGGATCTGCGGCATGTCGCCGGACCCGCCCTCGATCCACTCCTGCATGGTGCTCAGCCAGTCGCGCAGATCCTCGGTCAGGTCTGCGAGGGTCAGGCTGATGTCATCCGTGGTGGCGGTGATCCAGTCGCTCCATGCGGTTTCGGTGCCCGCGATGATCAGGCGCCCGCGCCCCTGATAGGTGGTGCCGCCCAGCACACCGTCCGAGATCTGGTAACTACCGGCGCTGACCGTCTGCGTCGAACCGGCCCGCACCGAGATTTCCCCGGCCAGACGCGTTTCCCATTCGACCCCATCGGCCAGCAGTTCGCCGTCCCAGCTGAGCCGCAGGGCCGGACGGCGCGCCACCCCGGCCGCGTCCTTGATCACGTCGGCCGCGAAACCCCAACCGAGCAGCTCTTCCGGCGCGGGCAGCGTGTAGCCGGGCGAGGACGGCGTCGAGGGCAGCAAGAAGGTCGGCGACCAGCCGTAATCCGACGGATCGACCTCCTTCAGGGCCTCGCCCTGACAGCAGGTCATGAGGTCGTCGACGGTTTCGGTGATCTCGAACTGCTTGAGGGTATAGCCGTTCCGCGCGCTGGCCCATGCGATCGTATCAAGCGGTTCCAGCGCGGCCGCGGCAGGTGTCAGGGTCAGCTTGTGGGTGCGGAAATGGCGTTCGGCCTCGATCCACGGGAGCATCAGCCGCTGGACCTGATCCTCGTAAGGCACCGCGTTGAACTGCACATCCGCGACCTTCCGGCCGAAACGGTCGGCAGCCTCCCAATCGGCATTGTAGCGCGCGGGCGCTTCCTTGGTCTGCCAAAGTCCCGCGGGGTTCGGGAAGGTCGCCGTGATGCCGTTATAGGTGCTGTCGAGCGTCGGGAACGGGTCGAGCGACTGTTCTTTGCTGATCAGGATGTCGCCCCGGCCATCGGCGATGGTCATCACCGGTAGGCTCGGTCCGCCGACGCGGATCTTCCACGTCCCGGCGATATCGGCCACGTCGCCCGAACAGCCCTTCAGGATCTCTTCAAGCACGCCGGCAGGCTCGTCTTTCAGATAGGCCTCGATCCCGCAGCGATATTGCGGTTCGGTGCTCCCCGACGGCGGTTGATCGCAGATGTTCATCGCCGCGACCCAGACCGACAACGGCACATCGGCGCTTTCGATCCGTCCGCCCCAGACATCGCCGCCGGGCAATCTGATCCCGCGCATGATGTTGTAGGCGATGACCGCGTTGTTGACGGTCTGCGTCCAGGTCGCCGGATCGGACCAGCGCTGCGGGCCGTCGCCGCCCACCGTGCTGTCCTGCCGGGGATCGTAGAGCGGGATCCCCGTCAGCTCGAACAGGTATTTCGGGATCGAGGTCAGCCGTTTGTCGTCGAAAAGGAATGTCAGGACCGCGTAGCAGATCCCGTTGCCGATCATGTCCGGAAGCCAGGGCCGGTCAGGATGGGAGCGGTATTTATCGAGCAGCATCGGGTCGGCGGCGGTCTGGCGCCCGTCGTAATACCGGACCCAGATCAGGTGTGCCTGATCGCCGGTGATCACCCGCCGCCCGTAATATTCTTCGGCGCCGAGGGTGACGTAGGTGTTGTTGATCATCACCCGGTTGAGCGTGGCGCCGGGGGCCGAGCACAGTTCGACCACATGCGTCATGTAGCGGTTGTTCTTCCCGTGGCTCATCGGCGGGCAGATCGCCTGACCGGCCGTTGCGGTCCAGCCAAGCGTGATCGCCTCGGGATTGGTCTCGCCGGTCAGGGTCGTGCTGGTCTTGATGCCTGCCGCGCCACCCGCTTTCGCCTGAGTGGTCAGGGCGCGGGACAGCGCAGACAGCGAGACCGTCAAGGCCAGCTTGGAAGCGATAGTGCCTGCTCCCACGCCCAGAATGGCGCCGCCCAATCCGGCAAGATAGGGAGCGGCGACAAAGCCAACCGCGGCGACGATGAAACTGGCCGCCTTAGACATCGCCAACCCTCCACGCCATGAGGGCGGCATCAAGCGGCGCGATGGTCAGCCCGCCCGCCGGGGCCAGAACGTAGATGCCGGCGCCCTGGACGATGCCGACGGCGGGCGATCCGTCCTCACCCGTCACCGCGGCGAGATCGCCGGGCGTCGCGGCCATCCAGCGAATGCGAGGACCGAGAAAATGATCGAATACGGCAAGATGATCCGCGAAACCGGCCTTCCTGACGACACGCAAACCACCCCTGAAGGTCGTATAGCGGCCCCGGAAATCGGCCGCGATATCGACGCCGGTCACTGCCTCGACCCCATCCGCGCCGAACAGGCTGCAATCCCACACCCCGAATTCCAGCGGCCGGGTGCCGCAGGCGAGGACGTAGGCGGACAGCCGCGACTTCCAGTCGTCCAGTCGCCGCATCACTTCTGCCCCCATTTCACGGTGATGGTGCCGGCCACATCCGCGTAGCGGCGGAAACCGTCATTCGGGGACCGCGCGCGCAGCGTCTCGTCCGACCGTTTCCGGCTGAGCGGGACGGTCAGCGCCCGTGCGGCCGAGGCGAGCGTCAGCTCGACCGTGACCTTTTCGCCCTTCGGCCCGGTCTTGAAGGCGATCTTGTCGATGTAACCCTTGAACCGGCGGTGCGGCTCATCGACGAGGGCGTGACTGTCAGGATCGAATAGCGCGCGGTGGATCTCGACCGGGGCAAAGCGAGGCTCATAGCCGCGGATCAGCTGCTGCACCTCGGGCGCGAGCGGCGACATGACAACCCGGTGCTGGCGCACCTTCAGCCCGATCTGACTGGTGATCGGGTCGATCGAGAGCAGCGATCCGGCGGCGTAATAGGTGCGGGTCTCGCCGCCGATGACGAAATCCCGGTGATCGTCGCCATTCCACAGGCCCATGGTTTCGGGCGCGCCGGTCTCGCGGTTGATCGCCCGCACCCAGAACAGCACCCGTGCCCGGATGCGGGTCTTCGTGGCGAAGTAATTGGCGGTCGCGGGGGAAAAGTTCGTGGGCATGGCTCAATACCTCAGCGTCTGGCGCCATTTGAAGCTGGCGCCCTCGGTCAGGGTGGCGGCGGCAGTGCCGGTGGTGACCGACCCGGGAACGATGATCGCGGTACAGAAGGGACGGATCAGCCGGACTGGTGAGCCGACGGTCGCGCCTTCGCGGATGTTCGGGGTCACCTCGAAGGCATCCGTCTGGCCCTGGGCAGTGGCGGTGACGCTGACATCCACCACCTTGTGCAGGGCGCGGCGGATCGGGTTCGTGCCGTAGTCCCAACCCAGATAATCCCCGCGCTGCAGCACGTATCCGACCGGCAACCCGGACAGGCTCATCTGGCGGTTGTTGCTGAGGAGCGCCTGGATCTGCACCGGTGCCGACCCCAGCATGGAACCGGTCAGGTCCGCCCGCGGCCCCGGGCGGCGCAGATCGAAGGCGCAGAACGGACGGCCGCCCTGGCGAAGGACATCGATCAGCGTCAGGGCGTCTGCGTCCTCGTCCCGGGTGATCTTGCCAAGCGTGATGTCGCCCTGCCACAGCCGCGTGCCGATGTCGGCCGACAGCAGGTCGCCGCCATCGGTTTCCGACACCTCGACCGATTCCGGCAAATCGAAGGTGATCTTCGCGATCGGCAGCCGGCGCAGGAAATCGTCGACCGAAAGCGGGAAAGTCAGTAGCCCCATCAGCCTTGCCTCCGGGGATCGTTGACCACCTCGGATATCCGCATCGGCAGCACCTCGCGGTCGAAATACTCCATGCCCTGCGAAATCGCCTCGGACATGCCGGCCTGCACCATGGCAAGGATCTGTTTGTCGCCCTGCGCGCCGGTGACGTTGATATTGGCCGTGATCGCCAGCGGCTGCCTGCCGCCAGCGCCGCCCATGCCCCCGCTCGCACCGCCAAAGATGGCCGGCGCGGGTGCGAAGCTGACCGATCCGACCCGGCCGCCATCCGCCAGCGCCGGCGCACGGCCGCCAAGGATCATCGTCAGGATCTGGCGCCGGTCGGCCCCGGCATTGATCGCTTCGAGCAGGGCGAGGTTTTCGCCGGTCGCGGCGGCATTGACCACATATTCGCCGTTCGAGAGCCAGTGCAGCAAATTGTCCTCGCGCGGGCCGCCGGCGCCAAGAACCTGTCCGCCATCCGCCTTGCCCGGCACCAGCCAGCTGGTCGCCCCGCCCATCATGCTGCCGAGACCGGCCGACCAGATCGAATCGAACAACGACCCCGCCGCCATGTCGGCAAGACGGCTCGCCACGCGGCCGAGCGCATCGCCGAAGCTGTCGGCCCCGGTGATCAGGCTGGTGAAACCGCTCTGGAGGGAGGATTTCACCCCCTCATTCGTCTGCTGGATCTCGTCCAGCTGTTCCTTCTCGGCCTGATAGGCGGTGATCAGTCCCTCGATCTCCGCCTTTTGCTTCGGTGTCGCGGCGGCAAGCGTCTCGCGGTTGCGCAGCATTTCCTTCTGGACAGGATCGGTTTCGCGCAGGACGGCCAGTTCGGTCTTTTTCGAGGCGATCAGATCGCGGACCGCCTCGGCCTCTTTGGCCGACGCCTTGTCCTCGGACCGGGCTGCCGCCGCAGCGGCGCGGGCGGCTTCGGCCCGCGCCTTGACGATCGCCGAGATCTGCTCGCCATAACCCGCTTCCGCGTTCAGTTCCGCCTCATAGCTCGACAGCAGTTCCCGCGCTTCAGGATCCCCGGATGCCAGAGCGTCGGCGAGCTCGGCGCGCTTCTGGGCGATCTTTCCCGCGACCTCGGCCGCGGATTCGGAACCGCCATCCTGAAGCACCGCCAGCTGCGCCGCTTTGCCGATGTTGGACAGGTTCAGAGAGGCCACCGTGCCCGCCAGCGTGGCCGCAGCCGTATTGGCATCCCGGAAGGGCTTGCCAAGATCGACGCCCGCGAGGACTTTGGTAATCTCTTCGATCGCTTTGGTGTTGCCCTGAAGGCGCAGGGCCTCGATCGCTGCCTTGCCGGCTTCTACGGCGGCAGCACGCAATTCGGGCGGGATGTTTCCGGATTCATCCTTCGCCTGCGAAAGGACACGGGTAAGTTGCTGTGCGCCCTCGACGACGCCACTGACATTCGAGGTATCGCCCATCTTACGCAGACCCTCGGCCACCTGCGTTGCCTGAACGATGGTGAGGCCGAATTCGCTCTGGATCTGGCGGATTGCCGTTTGTGCCTGGGCGAGCCAGTCCTCGCGGAACGCGCCCCCGGCATTCCGCGATGCGGTGTTGAAGCGGTCGACCTGCTCGATCAGCCCGTCGAACTTCGCCTTGAGGCCCTCGGCGACTGTGGTCAGCTTGTCGAGCGACTCGATCCGCGCGAGTTCCAGCAGGGCGAGGTTCATCTCGCGCGCGGCTGTCGCGCCTTCGCCGAACTCACCGCGCAGATCCCAGATGCTGCGCTTCGCCTCAGACATGGCGGCGCCGAGATCCTTGGTGCTGCTGCTCAGCTCATCAAGCGTTTCCTCGAACGTCTTGGCCTTTTCGTCCGCGGACATGAAATACTGCGCCGCCGCGGCACCGAGACCAATCACCGCCATCGTCGCAAGATTGGCACCGCCGACCATGCCCAGAAAGGACGTGCGGAGCGCCGTGCCGACCGACATCCCCGAGGCGCGCATCTGGCCGAGCACCTGATTGACCTGCGTCCCCTGCTGCATCATCAGCATGATGGGGTTCTGGCCCGCCGCCATCATCATGGCGATGTCGTTCATCTGGAAGGTCAGGTTCTGCGTGTACGCAGCCGCCGCGCCGGCGCTGACCCCGACCTGCCGGATGCCGTTCGCCATAGGCGCCATCGCGGCGGCGGCACGATCGCGCGCGGCGGCGGCTTCCAGCGCCGAGATTGCGCCCATCCGCTCCGCCTCGGCGATCTCGCGCAGCTCCAGCTCATATTGCCTGCTCGCCGCAAACAGCGGATTGAGCCGCGCCCGGACCGCATCAAGCTCCTGCCGGTAGAGCGCAGCCTCGCGCACCGAGGCGGCGGCGCTCTGACCTACCTGCCGGAACGACTCGCTGAGGTGGGTGTTGGCGATCGCCAGCGCCGAGCTTTGGGCCGCCATGCCCGAAGCACCTGCCATGCCCGACAGGTTCGCAGGCAAAGACTGTTGCACCACCGAAAAGGACGGCAATGTCGATGCTGCGCTGGTCGCTGCCCGAACCTGATCACCAGCGCGCTTTGCTGCCGCCGCAAGTTCCGCCTGCGCGTTCGCCGCGCTCTTGGCGGCCGATGCATTGTTCGTCAGAGCGGCGGTGTTCTGGTTCGCGGCCGTTGCCACCGATCCGGTCGCCGTGCCGACGGTGCCGAGCTCCTGCCGCAGTTCGGCGACACCCGCCTTCGCGGCAGCGGTGTCGGCCCGAAACACGACCGAGATGTTGAAGGCCTTCGCGTCAGCCATCAGCTGGCTTCCTCGGCAAAGACCTCAAGCGCCGCGCGTTCCATGACCTGGACGCCGGCGAATGCCTGATCGGAGATCCCGAGGCGGCGGATGGCAACATCCGCCGCGGCGTAGTCGATGCCGAGCCATGCAAGCGCGCCAAAGCCGATCGCAAGCCGCCATTGGGTCTCGACGGCCAGAAAGGCCGTCACGGTTTCCCAATTGCAGCCGAACACCTCGAACACGTCCCCGTCCTTCATGGAAGCTTTTGCGCTCGGATCGACGGCCCCGCCCATGGCGGCGAACTGGCGGACGATCTCGTCATCGATGGCGACAGGCTCGCGGTCATCAACCCTGCCGAGCCGCGAGAGCGCCCAGGCCCTCGCGGCCCCTCTCAGTTTCCCGTCTGGGCTTCCTTGCCGAGCAGGATTTGCTGAAGCGCGAGGTTGACGCCGAGGCGGAACCACGCCTTCTTCCACGCAGCGCGCAGCATCTCCTCGGAGAACGGGACCGGGTTGCCGTTGCCATCCACGACGCCGTCCCAGCCACGAATGATCGAAACCATGTCATCTTCCTCGAAGGCGAGGCGTTCGCGCTCGGTCTCAAGGGCGGCATATTCCTCCTGGCGGTCCAAGGTCTGGTCGCGGTCCCGGATCACGAACTGCACCTTCAGCTTCTGTTCGGACATCTTTCCGGGAGTGGCGTCATCGGGGACGCGGACCGTGACGGGCCACCATACGGTCGGGCTTTGGACGAGGACGAATTTCATGAGCAGTCTCCGGGAAAAAGCCGAAGGGCGGTCCCTCCGGCAGGTGGGGAAAGAGGATCAGCGGACCGTGATGGTGAGTTCGTCGCGGCCGGACACCGGGCAGAACGAGAGCGGCAGCGAATAGTTGGCGATGCCGTCCGTCTCGCCCTGAGTGGGCTTGCCGATCTCGACGGCGGGGCCTGCAACCTGGACGATATTTCCGCCCACGGTCCCATGCACGAGATCAAGGACACCGCGTTCGCGGCTGCGGGCCTTGGCGAACCAGTTGACCTCGGCCAGATGGCGCGCCTCGACCACGGCCGTCCCGGTCGATTTCCGGTCGGAGATCAGCATCCGCTCATCGCCGATCAGGAAGCGCGGCGTCAGGGTGTTGCCCAGATCGATCGTCAGGCTTTCCGCCACCGATCCCGCGCCATGCAGCGACATGACTGTGTTCGCCTTGCTGACGACGAGAGGCGTGGTCCAGCCGTCGAGGCTGAAGGCGGGCAGCGCCGCGTCCTCGATGTCGCCGAGCATGCCCTGAAGCGTGAAGCGGAACTTCGGGATTTGCTTGGGCGTGAACGTCATCTGGACGTTGGCCTGCGAGCCGATGAACGCATGCTGAACGCCGTCCGAGTTGAAGTAGAGCGTGCCGCTGGGAACGTCGTCCTCGATGATCGAATAGATGATCTCGCCGCCCGAGACGGTTTCCGCCATGCCGGTCACCTGAAGCAGCGAACCGTATTTCGGAGCGGTGCCGGCCGATCCGGAACCCGCGATCTCGATATCGAATTCGATCTTGCCGTATTCGGCCGCGAGCACGACGCCGTGGTTGCCGAGGTAGGGCATGAAAAGGTCGCGCGAAACCTCCTCAGCCTCGATCGGGGTGAAACTGATGTTCGTGGCGACGATCGCATCCGCATCACCGGGCGCGGCATCATCCATGTAGATATCTTCGAGCTTATGCAGCATGGCGAGCTTGCGCCAGCGACGAACGGCCATGGGATTTCCCTCGATCAGGTTGCGCGGCCCTTCGGGCCGGGTATCTGATCCGGGTTTGGCATGGCCTGAAACGCGAAACCCCCGGACTTGGTCCGGGGGGCATGACTGATCGGGCGCGTGGTTTGCACCATGCGCCTGAGGCCTTCTGCCGGTCAAGCCGGGTTATTCGCGCGAGCTGTCCTCCAGATATTTCGCGGCGAATGCCAAAAGAGAAAAGACAAACAGGCCTATGCCCCATCTGCCATCATGTGTGACGGTGAGGACCATGGCAGCTCCCGCCAAGGCCGTGAAAAAGTGACTCATCCTCAAACCCCTGTCAGGAAACGGGCGGTCGCCCAGGTCTGAACGAAAATACTGACACCCTTGGTCACCGGGCTGCTTTCGCCGCCGATCAGTTCACACGGCTCGATCCCGCCCGGCGGCTCCCATCCGGCCAGCGCCTGCTCGACATCGGCCTTCAACGCATCGAAGCGCAATGCGCGCTCGCCGCCCATGAAGGTGTCGTATTCCCGAATGACGATCCCGGTGGCGAACTGCACCTCGACCCGCTGGCGGAAGCCGCCGGTCGCAAGCTGCTGGGCTCCGGCGCGCTCGCGCCACGGCATGAGGATCAGCGACCCGTCGTTGACCTGCCCGGCGCGCGCGGCCATCGCGTCGATGTCTTCGGCAACCTCGATCGCGTCCCAGCGTTCGGTCGGCATCAACACCTCGCGCAGGTGATCATGGATACCGGCCAGCATCAGCGCCACCCCCGCAGCCGATCGGGCGTGAACACCTGCGGCGGATGCGCGGCCATGACTGTGCCGGACGTGGCGGCGATCGCCGCTTCCCCGTCCTCGACCGGTAGGGTCGCCACACCGCGCGCAACGTCCTTCAGAGCGGCGATCGCATCCTTGTAATCGGTCTCGACATGCTCGGGGGCGCCATTCCTGTGCAGCACGTATCGCGCGATCGACGTTGCCCAGGTGCGCACGATCGGCGGGGTCGAGGGCAGCGGCACCGGATACTTTGCTCCGACATAGGTGTTGACCAGGTTGTCGGCGTCCTGAAGCGCGGCCTCGATCACCGCCGCGTCCGGCGCTCCATCCCGATCGCGATCGGCGATGTCGCGAAGCTCCTTGTCACCCGCCCGCTCGATGAGGTCTTCGAGGGAGGCATACATACGTCACCCCATCAGCATGAGCGTGGGCGGGGCGAGGTTGCCGGAACAGGTCATCCCGGAAACCTTGCGGCCGTTGACGGCACGGGCCTGCCGTGAGCGGCGGATGGAATCGGCGCGCATGGCCGAGGCGCGCCAGTCCTCGCAGGGGTAGAACGGCGCACGGCAGTCCACCGCATCGGGCAGCGCGAAGCGGAAAATGACATGGTGCCCCCAGAACCGGACCGCCTCCCAGCACGTATCGAACAACCCGGGCAGGCCGAACAGCCAGTCGCTGAGGGTCGAGAAGATCCGGATCATTGGCCGTCTCCCCTCTGGCTGTCACGGAACGCGGCCTCGACCTGCGGACCATACTCGAATGCGTCGTCGTGAAAGACGCCCTTCGAATATCCGGCCTCGAAGATCTGGCGCGGATCCGGATCGGGCGGCAGATCGATGCGCTTCGGCTGAAACACCGCCCGGTTGACCGCCATGAACCCCTGCTCGATCGCGGTGCGACCGATCGAGAGCCAGCGCTGATCGATCGCCGGATCCGCCTTCAGCTCATCAAGGAAGCGCAACACGCGCTCCTCAAGCATCTTCGAGCCGTTCACCGTGGAAACGGCGATATCCGACTGCGGGCGATACCCGGAAACGGGAAGTCCTTCATGCTGGCTCATGTCTCTAACCTGAAAAAGGAAAAGGGTGCGAGGGCGGCGGGAATGCGGGAGGAGCCGCCCTCGCGGGGAGAAGGGCCGACTGCTCTCAGCCCTTCGTCTCCTTGCCGCTGGTGGCTTTCGTCACCTTCGCGGCCTCGGTATCTGCAACGTCCTTGCCCGAGGCCAGCTGCGGCCCCGTGGCAACCGCAAGCTGCGCTTCGAGTTCGGCCACGCGCGCCTGAAGCAATTCGCGCCGGCCTTCGGATGCCGAGAGCAGGGAGATCTTCTCCACAAGCGCCGCTTCCAGATCGCGGGTGGCACCTTTCACCGCTGCGTCAAGCTTCTCGGCAACGGCGGCATCGATCGCTTCGGCGCTGGACATGGTCGAGACGTGGACCGCACCGGGATCGACCGGCAATTGCGAAACCAGCGTTTCATCGACCCTGACCTGATCGCCCGGCTTTTTCCACCGGCCCGCGACCTTGGCGGGACCGGTGAGCGTAACGACAACACTGTCCGACATGGTGCCCCCTTACGCCGCGCCGGCGTTTTTGAACAGGAAGCCGCCCTCGGCCCCGACCAGCACCGGGCGCCGCTCGGTCTTCGTGGGGTAGACCCAGCTGTCGCTGCGCGCTTCGAAATAGGGCTGCGCGACCTGCGGATAGCCCGAGAGCTCATAGGTGTAGGCATAGGCCGGCACCTGATAGTTGGTGCCCTGGGGCACATAGGCGAGGATCGCGTCATCGCCCCAGACGTCCAAGGCCGGCGTGTTTTCGGTCGCGTTCTCGGGCAGATAGACCGCCTCGCCGACGATCACCGTCTTCAGCCGGAAATAGGCTGCGAGCATGGCGGTGGTGATGCTGTCGGCCGAGGTGTATTTGAACTGTTCCTTGATCTTCGCGTTTTTCGTCAGGCCAAGGAAAGCCGAAGGGCCAAGGACCAGCGTGTTGCCGCGCCGCCCGACCGAGCGCCGGATCGCCTCGTTGCCGTTCTTCACATCATCTTCCGGATCGCTCGAGGGGTCAGACCAGCGATCCGCGCCCGTCATCGTCACCTTGTTGTTCGCGCCGTAGTTCGCATCCGCCCGCGCGATCTGGGCCGTATCGTATTCCAGGCCAAGATCGAGCTTTTCAAGCACCATGTCCACGGCGCCCTTGCCGAGATCGATGCCGGGAACCTTGTCCGCTTCCTCCATGTGCTCGATCGGCACGGTGCCCTCAAGCGCGTCCTGGACAAGCGACACCGGGTCCGAGGCATAGCCGTATTGGATGCGCTTCTTGTCGGCGCCAGGAGCGCGCCGGGTGTTCAGCATCCGGAACGATTCCTTGCCGAAACGCACCACGCGCATATTGCGGTTCGGGATCGTCGCGCGCGGGAACAGGACATGGCCGATAAGTTCGGAGTTGCGATAGCCGCGGGCATAGGTCGAAAGGATCGGATCGATGACGGCGGCGGTGCGGTTATTCAAGGACATATGGCCTGTTCCTTCAGCGGATGATGATGTCGACGAACCCGCCGTCTGCGGCGGCCGTCAGGGCGGTGGAGAAAACGTTGACGGCTCCGGCGCCAGCAACCTTGACGCCCCCGCCGGCGGCGGAGATGAGCTTCGCGCCGACGGTGACCGCGCCCGAGGCTTTCACGCGGGCAATGCCGATCGCCATGACGGCGGTCGGATCGCCGATCACCGTGCATGGGTGCTTGGCAACACCAAAGACCGGCGCGTCTTCTGTGGTGATCTTGGCGCCGGCGAAGCTGATGAGGTCAGCGGCCTCGAAAAGACCCGTCGGGATGACCGTCCAGGACAGGACGTCGTGAAACATGAACATTGCAGATCTCCTGTCAGGACACGGCGCGCACGGCGTCGAGATACGCGGTGCCGGCGTGCTGGCGCTGGTATTCGAGCGCCTTGTTGTGGACCGCGAGGCCCTCGGGATCGACGCTCTTGCCGTCGGCCGCGAACTTCGCAGGGGAATCGGTGCCCGGACCAGCCGGAAGATCGGTCTCGCCGAAGCTGACAATCTTCGGGGCCGCTTCGAGGATCTTGCGGATCGCTGCGGTGGGGGACAGCGCGTCGCCTTCCGCGAAGCGGATGGTTTCGGTGGCGGGAACCCCGTCAAGCAAGGCGACGACCTGATCCTTCAGGGTGGGCAGGAGGCGGCCGTCCTGGACGAGGCCCTCGGCGAAGGCGACGTTTCCGGCATGGACGGTTGCGGCTTCGCGTTCAGCGATCGCCGCCTCGCGGCGGGCAAGATCGGCTTCGCGCGCAGCGAAGGCGGGATCGGGCTGCGTGGTCACGACAGGTTCCTTTTCGGGTTGCGGGGGATTGACGGGGGGCGTGGCCCCCTCGGAATAGGCAGGGTCAGGCGGTGGATCGCGGCCCAGATCGCCGAGCCATTCGATGTTCCAGGACGGCAGCGCCTTGTCGGCATCCTCGATCCCATAAAGATCGATGAAGAAATCGCGCAGCGAGCGCAGGATCGACGCGGTCTGCGCTGCCGCGGGGTTGCCGAACGCTGCGGTGAAGGTCACCGCTTCCCCGGCCGCGAACTTCGCATTCTTCAGGCCGCTCACCGCCGGAGCGGCGGCGCCGAGGAAACCGACGTGCTTCGGATACCAGGTGCCCGGCACGGGATTGTGCGATTGCTTTGGCGCGAAGAAGGCCATCGAGACCTTCTTGAAGCGCCCGGCCTTCACGAGATCCGCGAACTGCGGCTCGATCTCATGCAGGTTTGCGAAAAGCCGTTCGGACTGCGCGTCGTAGTCGAAGTGATCGACCCAGCCGAATGCCGGGGCATCGGTGTCGGGATGGCCGACGACGATCGGCGCCGGCGCCGTCTCTGGATCATAGGCATCGGCGATCGCGCGCAGGTCGGCAGCCGAATAGGTGATCGGCTCCCCTTCCATCGGCTTGAACGTGCCGGGACGGAATACCTCGATGCGGGCGGTAAGAGGCTGGTTGGTCATTGAGCAGTCCGTTATTGACGAACCACCCATTGCATGGCCGGAAATGACAAACCCCCGGACATGGTCCGGGGGGGTGTCATCGGCTGATCTCGCGCGATCCTGCGGGAGGCGGGGGGATATCTCAAGCGGAATTTCCCAAGCCGGTTCCCGATTACCTCCGGTTGTGCCCGCAGAGCGATCCTAACAGGGGGCTAACAGGGCACGGGGCGATTTCGCGCCCATCCGCTCGTCTTGCGCCCCGACCGCCCTCAGCGGCGAAAAATCGGGGGCCGTCTCCTCAGCGCATGAGCCAGTCTTCCGCATCTTCGAGAATACCCTCTTCGTCCGCGCCGGTGAGGCCGAGATAAGGCCGCGCCGGGATCGTGATCGAATAGGCCGGGATCGTCACATCGGTGACGACGTTCGCCCGATCCTTGCCTACGAAGCGTCGGCCGAGGCCGTTCTCATCGCGACGACGGTAGATCTTCGCCTCGCGGGCGGAGCGGTTTATCGTCCCACCCTGTTGATGGATCCCGGCATAGGGCAAAGGCGACCCGAGCTGCACATCATCTTCGCTGGCGATGTAGTGGATCGACCCCGCGAGTGACGACCCGATCTTGCCCTTGCTGTTCGAGCGCAGGATCGTCAGAGGCAGCTGACCCTTCCGTGTGCGTGCGCGGATGGTTGCGGGGCGCAGCGACACCCATGGCGTTCCGTCTGGCGCAGTCTGGGATCGGAAACGGTCCTGGGCGGATGCGAGCATGCGCTCACCCACAGCAGCAAAAAACGGTCGGCGGTTCGCCATTCGATCGAGGATCGCCTGGAGCGCGGTCTGCGCCTCCTCGTCGTGAAGCTCGGCATGGATGATGATGCCTGCCATCGTTGAAAATCTCCCGTGAATGGCGTATGTCTGAGGTATCGAAGTGGACGTGGCGGCGATGGCCCTGGTAGGCCCTTCGGTTGTGACGGTCGGATCGCCCCGACTGTCACCTACGCTTCCAGAGCAGCTTTCCTCCCCGGCGCAGGTCGAGCAGCTTCAGATCCGGCGTCCCGTTCTTTTTCGTCGGCTGATAGCTGGTGATCGGTTCCCACCATTTGCGCCCGATCTGCATGACGACATTGATCCCCACGGTCGGATCGACGCGGATATACCGGCGATCGAACAGAAGCTCCTGAAGCTCCGGTCGAACCGGATCCGGTTTGGCCGCGACGCCGACCCAGATCTCGTCCGGATCCAGCAGCGCCTCCGCCATCAGCGGGGTGTAGATCTCGCGGCCGCGCTTCGCGACCTTCCAGAGGCCAGATCGATCCCGGAAGAACTGATCCGAGATCGGGACTTTCGCGCCCGCCGCATCCTCCCAAAGTACCGCGCGGCCGATATCTGCCCCGAACGGCTCAAGGAAGGCGCGGATGTAATCCTCATCCGCCAGCCCCTGTGCAAGCGGTGCCGCCTGAAACGGCTTCGCGGCGGCAAGCAGGTCGGGCAAGGGCGATGGGGTGTCGATGACCACGGCGTGACGGCCGGCATCAATGAGGCCACCGCCCTCCTCGATCAGGGCGGAGGGAACAAGGCCGCGATCCCATTTGTCGCCGGGCATGTAATCCCAGCCGTAGTCCACACCCTCCGGCAGTTGCACGGTCTCGCCGGTGGCCTTGTGCGTGTAGGGGCGGCGGATGATTTCGGGGGCCTTGTCCGGACCATCCTTGCCGAGGCGGCGGAGATCGCCGCGCGACAGCGTCCGCACGCCACAGCTGCACAGCCACCCGTTCGGCGGGAAATACACGTCCCACCACGGATCGTTCCACATCAGGACGAGACCGTCGAAACCGACATGCTGCGGGCGCGGGTTAAGCGGCACCCGGGTATCGGCATGGACATACTGCCAGTAGGGCCGGATCCGCACCATGTCAGGATCGCGCATCTGGCGCAGACGACCGGCCATGTAGCTGGTGCGCACGTTCGTCTCGAAGATCGTGCGGATCCGCCATTCCCGCCCGCCGTTGTAAGACCAGCCGTATTTTTCCACGATCCGGTCGAACTCGGCGGCAAAGCCCTTGATGTCGTAGGTCTTCGCGCCCTCGATCACCGCCTCGTGGAATTCCTCAAGCATCGCCATGTCGGTGGCGCCGGCGACGACGAAGGCGCGGTCGTGATCGCCCTGCATCGCATCCGTCCAGGCGCGGGTGGGCTTGCCGCGCTTCTGACGCAGGAACTCGATCTGTTCGGCGAAATCCTGACGGGTCAGCGTGATGTCGGCGAACGCCGGGGCGGACGTGCCATCCTGAAAAACCGCTTCCCGCCCTTCAAGAGCCGAAAGCTCCACCGCCTGCGAGATCAGGGCGGCAAGGGCATCCGGCGTCCATTTAGCGGCAAGCTCGACAAGCCCGCGCGACACGGACGCGAAATCCTCGGCCGAGGAGATGAGGTCGCGCAGCTGCGCAATGCGCCGCGCGAAGTGCTTCTCGGCCGAGGCGACAGCCTGATCGGTGATCGTCTCGACAGGCCCGCCCGGCTCAGCGAAGCAGACGTGCCGATCCGTCAGCGTTTTTTTTTGAGCCGGGAGGCGGAAAAGGCCGCGGGATCGCCACCAGGGAAGATGTCGGGTTCCTCGGTGACCGCGCCGCCCGCGAAATCAGCACGCGCTGCGACCATCGCGTCGATCGTCCTGTCCGAGAGATTGTCGGTGATGGCGAAGGACACGATGTATTCCCGCGCAACTGCATCGTCATCGAAGCGGGCCGATTCCGCAACGATGGTGCGCAGGGCCTTCGCGCCCGATTCTGCCGCCTCGGCCTTGGTCTTCCTTGTCTCGGCCTCGGCCTTTTCGTTCTTCTGCCGCACACGCCAGACATCCGGCACCGCGGCGCCCGGAAAATTGTACTCGACCATCCAGGTGAGCAGATCCCGCTTCAGCGTTCCGGAAGCGAGATCGCCATCCCGGTCCGCCCGGGTGTCCAGCTCCTCCTGGTGAACCTCGCCGAGGGCGCGGTTGCCGCCGGCCGACCCGGCCTGCGTGGTGAGCGTCTCCCCCGTGACCGCGATGGAAATCTGCCGGTCCCAGTATTCGAGGAACTGCTCATAGGTCACCGAGCCGGAGCGGCTGGCTTCGAGGAACTCGACATCCGTCCCGATCGGCACCGTGATCGCCGAGGCGGTCTGCGCCCGCTGAAGGGTCTGGAGGAGCTTTCCCTGCTCGTCGCTCAGCGTCCCGTAGGGTGTTTTCCCGACCACGGTCGGTCCGGCGAACTTCTCAAGGAAGTGCAACCAGAAGGCGATGCCCTCGCGCTTGAACAGGACCGGCCAGAACAGCGACGATCCAAGACCGAGGCCATAGGGATTGTTGCCCTTCACGCCGACCCGATGGACCATGAACTTGCGCTCGGGCAGTTCAATGCCTTCGGTGATCGCTGTCCAGGTCAGCAGCCGCGGCCGCCAGTCGCGGCCAAAGACGATGCGGCGCTGATCGATGTCCTTCAGCGCGACCGGGACGATGTTTTTTCCGTCGCGATCCCAGACCGTTTCGAGGACCGAGAACCCTTTGAGCGTGGCATCGAGCATGTCCTCGGTCGCCTGATCGAAGGGCAGCTTGCGCAGGCGCTGCTCGCAGAAGTCGGCTGCTTCCTTGTCGATCGGCCGGTCGCCGCCGGGCTGAACTTCCCAGGCGCGCGCGATCAGCCGGCCTTTCCGCTTCTGAAGCATCGACCCGGCATGCGTGTCCCGCTCGATCTCGTCGTAGATCTTCAGGCCCTTGCCGTTGCCCTGCTGGATCAGCGTGTCATCGACCGGGGACAGCACCCCGGAGAAATACGGGACCGTGATGTCATTGCTGACATCCGCGATCAGGGAGCGGGCGTTCGTGGGCAGGTTGCGGCGCGGGTCCTCGGCGAATGCCTGGCTGCGGTTCTTCTTCTTGCCCATCAGATGACTCCCTGTCCGAAATTGGAGGCAGAGAGGATCGCCTTCTCGACTGCATAGGCATCGGCCCCGCCGTAATAGCCCGGCTCGTGCCGGACGCGATGCGTCGTGCCGTCGTACATGGTGATGATCAGAACACTTTCGCCCGGCCCGTTCATGTAATGCCGCCGATCCCATTCCAGGAACGACACGAAGGCAGGATTGACGTGCCGATCCCTATCAATGCGAACCATGTCCGCCTCCCAGCCTGAAACCGTTCAACCGATCCGCAGTGGCGCTGTCCGACGCTGTCAGGATCTGACCCGCCCGCCCGCCGCCACCCGCATAGAGCAGGGTGTTCTGCCAGAGCATGTCGAGCGCATCCGGGCCGTCGTCGTGGGCGGCGTTCGGCCATTGCTGGAGCTGCTCGATCAATGTCGTCTGCGTGGTGTTGAGCCGAATGAGCCCTGCCGCCATGGGCGGCTGAAGGCGCTCGATGCGCAGATCCTTGTCGGCGCTCGGGGTAATCGGGACCGCCGAAATGCCGACACCCTGTTTCGCGGCCTCGACCATCAGCTGCGTGCGCAGGAACTCCTGAAACTGGACCGCTTCGACGAACCAGAGCAGCGCGTGGTACTGTTTCTGCATCGCTATGGTGTCGGCGATGATGATATCCGGCAGGCGCTTTTTGATCTTCGCCTCTACGACATCCATCACGCCGTTCAGCCGATCGAAGCCTCCGATCAGGATTGCCGACGGGTCGCGGCCCTTGCCCTTCTTGCCGAGCGACGGGTCGATCGCGCCGAAGAATATCCACTCGCGCAGCGGCTGGACCCAGTATTTCAGATCGCCGAACGGGTTGCCCTCGCTGATCGGTTTGTTCTGGTATTCGGTCAGGAAGGCCGACAGGTCCGCCGCCCGTTCGAGCATGAGGAACAAGAGCGGCTGGACCGAGGGCCAGTTCACGACAGCGCCCCGGTCCATATCGGTCTGGTTCGCCCGGTAGAAGGCCGTCGCGGCCTCCTTGCCGTCGTTGTGGTAGATTTCCTCGAACCTGTCCCACAGATCCATGTTGTCCGGGAACTTCACCACCGCCTGAAATTCGGTGGTGTTCCAGTCCGGGTGTTTGGACGCCTTCACGATCACCGCATCGAAGTGCAGCACCGTGCCGACCCAGATCACGTCCATCGAGCCGTCGGGCGGACCGAGTTTCAGCGCCGCGCGCATGATCCAGTTCCAGAGCTTCTTGCGCTGGTCGGGACTCTGCACCTGTTCGTCGTTCTCGATGTCGTCCAAGAACAACAGGTCGGGGCGATATGGTCCATGCCGACGCCCGCGGATCTTCTTGGCGGCGCCAAGCCCCTGCACCTTGACATTGTTGCGGCTGACGAACTCGCCCTCGCGCCAGATCGAGCCCTGACCGAACGCATCGGGAAAGTCGTTCTGAAGACGAATGTTCGTCGTGAGCTCCGCCTTCAGCGCCTCGATCAGCAGCACCGCCTGATCGAAGGCATCGCAGACCTCGATGATGTAGTGCTTCAGACCGAGCACGATGCAGTAGAGCGCAAAGCCGAGGCTGAGATGCGTGGATTTGGAGGCCCCGCGCGGCGCGACGAACAGATCCCGCGCCCCTTCATCCGAGGTCAGGATCTGCGGAACCCGCGCAAAGATGTGCTGGTGGAACAGGCTGTGCTTGCCGCGCACGTAATGCGGCAGGTAGGTCTCCATGAAGAACTGGTAGCCGGTCGCGGAATCGGAAACCCGCCGCAGGCGCTCGGCCTTGGCGGCGGGATCGGCGGGAAAAGCCTCGACATTCAGCTCGATGTGGCGGGCGAATTCGGCCGCCATTTCGGCCATCTTGTCGCGAAACTCTTTCCGGCTGACCGCGGCCTTCAGCTTTGGCCGCACGGTCATGTAGTATAGATCTCGGAAAGCCGCTCACTGAACGGCTCGATGATCTCGAGCACGGCGGCCGCATGGTGCGGGAATTCCTGACGGACGAAATCGAGCAGCTTCGACATCACGTCCTGGGCGACGCCAAGCTCGGACACCTTGGGCGCGAACCGTTTGGCGCTGGCCGCCATCTTCGTCATGGCATCGGACACCGAAACCAGCATCGCGACCTTCTCCTGGGTCGTGTGGTCGCCGTCGCGGATTTCATCCATGATCGCCTGCGTCTGGATCATGAAGTCTTCGACCACGGTCGAAACCACGGCCTCGACGCCTTCGCCGGCAATCACGTGAGCGGTGCGCGCCTTGTCCCAGTCGTCGCCGTCTGCCTTGGCGGCTTTTTTCCAGCGGCCAACGGTCGCCTCGGACAGCCCGTAAGCGGCTGCGATCGTTGCCTGCGTGAACCGGCGGAAGATATAGTCCGACCGGGCCTTGCGGCGCAGTTCTTCGTTATTGCGCGCCATTCAGGCCCCCGCTGATGATGAAGGTCATGACCCCGCCGACGATCCCCGCGATGACCAGCCAGACCACCCGGTTGATGTTGGCGTTGATCGCGCGAAGCGATTCCTGAATGTATCCCATCCTGACAGTCGCAATCTGTTCGGAGGTTTCGAGCTTCGAGATGCGGGCCTCCGTCGCGTCGACACGGACGCGGGTCTCGGCGATCTGATCGGCATGGCTCTGGGTAAAGGTGGGATCGGGCACGGATGATCTTTCGGAATTGAGGGCGAAGCCCGTGTGTGTCAGTTCAGCAGCCTGGCCAGCTTGCTCTCGGCCAGACCCTGAAGCACCGTGGCCGATGCGCCGAGACGGGCGACAGCCTGTGGCGAGGATTGCGCCACATAGTCGAGCGTGGCCTGCGTCAGGGCGGCGGTGGTGGCGGCCGGGCCAAGACGCGAGATTGCCAGCGTGGCGCCGGTGGACAGCGCCGAATGCAGGGTGTCGCGGGCCTTGGCATCCATCTCGGCACCAATCACCTTGCGGTAGCCGAGGCCGATCAGGCCAACGATGGTCATGATGCCCAGATCCACGATCTGCGGAGCGATCGCCTGCATGATGGCCTCGAACATGGATCAGATTCCTTTTGCGGTGGCGGGCAGAGCGGACTCGAAGGTCCGCGCGTAGGCGGCGATGTCATCCGCCCGATCGAGGCCGTTGATGATGCGCCGGGCGTTGCGATAATCCGGGGTCTTGCCGGACAGGTGGCGATCGAGCGTCTGCCCTGGAACGAACCATCCCTCGCAGGAGCCCAACACCATGATCCGGGCGGCGACGGGCTGGCGCAGGGCGCCATCGGGATCGGCGATCAGATCGACACCGAGACGATCCGTGGCCTTCTGGTAGTTCGCGCGCCCGGTGAGCTGAACGTAACCCCGGCCCCGGAAGCGCCAGCCGTCCCCCGGCTGCGTGTTGCCCATTCGCCCATTATAGACCAGATTGGCCAGCCCCTCGGGATTGCGGATGTAGGGCTGCGCCGACCCGGACCCCGGAAAGCGTGCAGGCCAGACCGCCTGGATCCGGGCGGCTGTGGTGTAGGTCAGGTTTTCGGTGTTCGGCACCATCGCCGCCCCGGTTTCATGGAACGCGGTGGCGAGAAGGTAAGCCTGATGCGGCGCCGGCAGTCCTTCGGTCGCGGTCAGGATCGCATTGATCCCGTCCACCTGGGACTGTGAGAGCCTGCCGCCGAACAGGGGGCGGATGCGGGCGAAGTTAAAGACGGCGGCGGGCATGAGGGGGCCATTGTTTCGCGAGTGTTGCCAGCCCGGTTTACGCACGCGCGAAAACAAAAACCCCCGGACCAAGTCCGGGGGTGCGTTACAGATCGGGGAAAAGTGTCAGCTTGTCCGGGGGCTTATTGGCGAGCCGTCGGACATGGCGCTGAGATACGCCGAGCAGACGGGCGATCTCGCGCCGGTCCCGCCCGCTGGTCTGCAACGCCTCGATCTCTGGCCGCAACCGGCGAACCTTGCCATTCGGGACATACATGCGCATCCCGGCGAGGAAATGGCAAACCTTCTGCCCCAGATCGTCCCCCAGCAGCTCCACCATCCCGCGACACGGATCACGACGCGCGTGGAACCTGCGCGGAAACTCCAGCTCCTGCCCTCCGAAATGCTGCATCATCCGAAGCGCCACGCCAAGACCGAACGTTTCGGCAACGTCGAGCAGGGATTCCGGCACATCGTCCAGACGAGAGGGCAGATGCTGGTTCATTGGACACGCTCCTGGGCCATGCCGCGCTGTTCCATCGCCTTCAGCGCCGCGATCACCGGTTTGGCCTGTTCGCGCGACAGCAGATCGGGATCCACCGCGACAGCGTCCTGGCCATGGGCGACGAAGCGCTTGCAGAAGGCGCGGAGGGCCTCGCGCGACTTATTCTGAATGACGCCAAGCCGATAGCACGAATTCCAGAGGGCGTGAATCTGCCTTGAATGCGGTGCAAAGGCTTTCGGCAGGCTGTGCCCGCCCGACTTGATGCGGAAGCCCATGCGCTTCAGTTCGTCGATCACGTCGATTTTCTGACGCTCCGACATCGACCGCAGCGAGGCCACGCCCGTCACCCGCACCAGCATCATGCGATAGGCGTCCTCATCAATGCCGAGCTGCCCCTTCGCGATGTTGATGATGGCAGTGTGGTTCATGCTGCACCGCCTTCCTGAGGTTCCCACAGGATCAGCACTCCCCGGAACAACGCCATCGGCCCATGGCTCATGACCCAGAAACCGGACATATCGGAAAGGCTCTCGAAGCCATCACGAATCGCGAAACCATCGACATCGTCGATTGGTTCACCGGCGATTTCCACCTCGGCAATACGATGGTCATCATCCATCCGCAGAATGACCGGCTCGACCGAGGTGCAACGAGGATCCGCAATGATCTTGACGCAGTGCCGGGTCCGCATTCCGGTAAAGAGCTGGAGCATCTCCCCCGGCCGGGCATGGCGGCGGCGATCGGCTCGGATCGTCTGGCGCTTTGTCAGAGCGGCAATCGGCGGGGCGAAACGGCGCTGAAAGCTGTAGGCGACCATCACACACCGCCTTCCACGGCAGCGAGCAGCTTCCGCCCGGCATCGGTGACGCGGCAGGAATCGTCGATCATCCCGGCGCGATACAGGGGCCATGCGCCGGAGATCGACAGCTTGTGGCCCCGATCGCGCATCTTCCGGCCATCAAGTTCATCTAGATAGACGTTCCGGCGATCGTCGCTGAGTTCGACCACGGCGCGGCCAGAGGCGATAAGCGCCAGCGCCCCGATCGGCGCCGGCTTCATCATTGCAGCTCGGCATTCGTCGATTTCGTCCGGCGTGAAAAACAAGGTCATCGCACCACCTCCTCGCCCCATTCGAACGCATCGAGCGGCTGTGACTTTTCGACCCCCGGCACGAAGACCTTGAGGCCTTCATCAAAGCCGGCCAGCCAGACCTCGTGGACCTCCCATGCCGTGCCGGTGCACATCTCGCCACCATCAGCGGTGCCGCGCGCCGGGGTATGCCACCGCCCCCAATAGAAGCCGCTCTTTTTCGGTTGGTCAGTCATGGCGGCACCGCGCGCAAAGCCCGTCCGCGCTTTCGGAGGCGGTGAACTGTTTCCCGCAGAGGCGGCATTCCTCTTTGTCGGCAACCGCCTTTGTCGATTTCTGGCCACGTTTCCAGTTCGCGTAGCGCGCCCGAAGCTCGGTGAATTTGACGTTCAATGTCTTCGCGACCTCGTCCATGCTCTCACCGTTGGCAACCGCCTGGAACGCATCGCCCCAGTCCCGCGGCGTCGGCAACGACGGGGCGGCAAGCAGAACATGGGAGGGGGCAGGATAACCGTCTGAAGGGACGGCGACGGCGTCCGAGATGATAGCGCGCTTTATGCAACCCTGCTCCTCACCCACTATCCGGGCGCCGGCAGCACCCATGCCCTGTAAATCCATAGAGATGGGGGCCGGTGCTTCATCCTGGGGATTGGCCGTCAGGAATTTCAGGATCCTGTCAGCCAGTTCCTGCGAATGGAACGTGGCGACGACAACGGGTCGGGTCTCGACAAGATCGAACGATCCGTCGTCGGTATTCTCCTTCAGGTGGTAGCTCTGCATTTCGTTCTCCAGCTGCTCGTCAGGCCGGGGCCACGACACCCCGACGACGCCCCGCGGGGCGTTTCGCTCAGGCTTTGGTGGGTTTGGTCGGCTTGAAGGCGAGGTATTGGCTCTCGGGGATCTGGACCGTCGCGCCCGTGGCGGGGTTGCGGCCTTCGCGCGCCTTGCGGGTCTTCTGCTGGAAACGACCGAGGCCGGTGACGTTGACGGTCGCGCCGTTCGCGGCCTGAATGGTGATCTCAGCAATCAATGCCTCGACCATCTCCTGAACATTGGTCTTCGCGAAGCCAGTTTTGTTGGCGACAGCGTCGATCAGGTTCGATTTCGAGAAGTTCTTCGCCATGGTGATCTCCTGTGGATGGCGGTGGAATTGCTCGGCCGGACTGCCCGGCCGACCGGGGTCAGGCTTTCGCCAAGTCAAGAGGAACGAGGGTTTCAACCTTTCGTTCGGGATCGACGCGATAGAAGCGGATGTAGGTCGTGGCGTTGTCGCGGATGATCGCGTCCTCGATCGCCTTCATCGCGCGCTGCCAAAGCGGATCGTCGAACTTGTGCTCTTGCAAGCCGAGAATGCCATAGGTGTCGAGACGGCCCTTCCGGTTGACCTTGAACACCTTTTCGATGATCGCCTTGATCTCGACCGAGGAGCCTTCGAGCTTCGTTTCGAGGAACTGGTCGATCAGCGCCTTCGCGGCCTCGATCTCGGAACCGAAGGTGGTCTGCTTGGCCACTTCGAGTTTCACCATCATCGTGCCGCAGACCGAGCGCAGCAGGAAACCACCCCCCGGACCGCCGACCTGAACTCCGTAGTCATCAAGCATCATCTGGCGATAAGCGAGCATTTCGCGCAATGCGACGCGCTTGAGGTCAGCAAGGCGCGCCGATTCCTCCTCCGCCTGCGGGAACAGCTGGACAACCAGACCGTGGGCGAGCTGCTTGCGGGGTTCGAGCTTATTGATATCGACGTAACTGCCGTCGGGGCGCCGCACGAAATTGTCAGGAAGCGCATTCATGTCAGTTTTCCTCTGCTTGTTTGAGGGGGTTCAGGGGGCAATTCTTGCAGGCGATCCACTGATCGAGCCGATCGGGATCGGAGGTGGACATCGGGGCGCTGGCGAAAGCGCGGCAATCCTCGGCCGATATCCCGCGCTGAAGATGCGGGCACATCATCTGATCGCGGTAGAGCCGCAGGACGCGGGCACCGTGCTTCCGGGTGGCAAGATCAAGGCTGTTCGCGGGATAGGTCCCGTTGATCAGCATCGATACCGACGGACGGGCCATGTCGCACTCACGGGCGATTTCTGACACGCTCTTGCCCTTTGCGCGCTGCGTCTTGAGCAAGCTCACCCATTCCAGATCGGGGAGATCGAGGCTCAGCTTTTGTTGCACGGCACGTCCTCCCCGATGTTGAAATCATGGACGATGCCGAGTTTGCTCCGGTGCAGCGGGGCGCGGGATCCGGTGTCGCGCACCAGCCGAAAGACCTTTGCGCCGTTGCTGCCGGGCTTGTTGCCGGGCACCCGGCCCGGCATCTCGATCACATAGCCAGCGGATTTCAGGATGCGCAGGTATCGATAGGCGTCGTTCACGCAATCCTTTTCGCCGTCGGCTGCATCCATGACGATATCCACCACCGTGAACTCGCGCTGCGCCCGCATCGTGCGCCAGAGCTTGTCCCGAAAGCCGTTCGTTGGGGCGCGTTCAAGAACAGTGGCATCGGCATCGATCGGGCCAGAGGTGATGACCTCACCCCGCGCAACGGCCGCAAGACCATCATCCGTCAGACGGTAGCAGCCGGCCACGGCCCGCATCAGGTAACCACGGGCATGCAGGCTGGATGCCGCCTTCGATATCCGCTTGTCAGAAATTCCATATTCCCGGGCCAGCACGGACAGGGTGAGGCACTCCCCGTCCGCCAGCCTGCGCAACAGGCTGGTCTGAAGCTCGCCGGGGCCGAACTGTTTCGACATCACAGATGCTCCGGCACATGGATGGTCTTGCCGCCGCGCTCGGTCATCAGCGGCTGTCCGGCCATGTCAGCGAGCGTGATGCCTTCCTCGCCAGCGTCAAAACGCAGCCCGAACCGCTCGATATTGGCGATGGCGTCAAGAATTTCCCGGTTGAGGCCGTTGGAAACCTTGTGGACGAACTGGACGAGATCGGGCGCAACCTTCACCTCGCAACGCCCTTCGATCAGGGCGTTGGCATCGGCAAGCGTTGCGGGGCGGAAATCGACCTTGTGCGGAGCGCGGGAGTCGATCTGCGGGAACTTCCGGAGGTTGTCGCGCAGGGTGCCCATGCCAACGAGGACAGTGGGCAGGAAGTGCAGATCGGAGATGCCACGGATCCCCTCCATGATATCGGCCCGCGACGACACCTGGTCGCATTCGTCGATGATCACTCCGAAGAGCTTGCCAGCAAACGCCGCCTTCTGGCCCCGATCCGCCAACTCGGCAATGATGCGCGAGAACTTGGCGCGCGGCCCCCGGATGGTCTCCGGAGCGATTTCCATGGCTGCCAGCATCTCCTGAAGGAACCAGTTGTAGTCCCAGCCCCGCTGCGCGCGCAGGTAGAGGCTTCCCGTCTGGGTCATCCAGCGCCGAACCACCATGGTCTTGCCCAGACCCGGCTTGCCGTCGACAACGATCAGGCAGGCCTCGCGCGCACCGCGCTCCTGATAGGCCGTCAGCTTGGCGTAGAAACGCCGGACGTTCTCCGTCTCGACAAAAGTGGGTTTCATGATATGCTCTCCTCGTCTCTGGAAGTTTCTGGATTGGTCAGGCAACGGCACGGAGGAGGGTTCGAAGCGCCTCCAGATCGATGCCTGACATTCGGAAAAGATCGGCCTTCACCGAATTGTTGACGCACTGCCGCAGCAGGATGATCTGCTTCGGGATCAGTTCGTTTGGATGTTTGAGCGCCCAAGCCGCCAGCTCCTCGTCCGATCCGAAGGTCCGGCGTTTCGGCTTCGTCTGGTCTGAAACCTCGGACTTCCTGACAGTGCTGTCGGCGGGCACGGCTGGAACGAAAGCAGGGAAATCGAAAACCTCGCCCGCGGTCTGCACTGGCTGGTGTTCCAGCAGGTAGGGAGCGTCACGTTCAGCCTCAACGTCACGCACCTTCGCCTCAAGCCGCTTCAGGGCGCCCTTCTGCCGCTGCTCGGTTGCCGCCGCGATCCGGGTGCGGGGCATATAGCTGACCTTGTTGCCGCCATAGATCGCGATGGTGATGAGCCGCCCCGGCTCGCCCGTTTCGCGATCGATCTCCCGCACCCAGACCTTGTCGGCCTGCGCATCGTCGTAGCCGACGAAGACTTTCTGTTCGTGATAGGGATTGAGATCGAGGCTGAAATATTCGTTCGTGTTCCACTGCACGAGGCAGCGCGCCACCGTCCGCTCGACATAGGGCCGGAACAGGTCATCCATCATTTCCGGATCGATCCGCACTGGCTCGAAACCGTCACGGACATGCATCTCCCACGCTTCATTCGGGGTCATGAAACGGCGCTGGCCGGTCACCGGATCAATGATGCGCGGCAAAGAACTGTGCGGCTCGTCATTGTATTCGGCCGCGCGCCGCGCCACTTCCGCGCGAAAGGTTTCCCACGGCATGAGCAGGGATGAGCTGCCGAACTCAGCGATTTCCTTGCGGCTCTGGCGGAACGCCTTCTGACGGGCCTCCTTGTCCATTGCATCCCCGAGATAGGTGGGGAATTCCTTAGCAAGGGTGATCCAGATCGTCTGGTGGGACCGTTCGATGTTCCCTTTGGCCTGCGAGCCATAGGGCAGCGCGTGCATCTTATCGATGCCGAGACGGGACATCAGACCATTGCCGTTGTCGTCAAAGGTCTTGTTCTTGTAGCCAGCGCCACGGTCCACGTAGAAAACAGCCGGTAAGCCGTTCTCCAGACAGGCGTTGCGCAGGGCCTCGGTCACCGCGATGACGTTTTCCTTGCGCGAGATCGCCCATCCGACCAGACGCCGCGTCGCGCCATCCATGATCGAGGTGATTTCCGGGCGCATCGCCCGATAGGAATTCGGATCCGCGACTTCGGCGTCAAAGGTGTGACCGTCCGCGACATAGATCGTGGTCGGCAACAGGTCCGACGTGTCGCGCGAGACATAGGCCATGCGGGAGCGCAGCGTCAGAGCCCCCTCACGCCCCTTGTTGCGCTCGATATGGTCGAGCTTCTCCCGGAGAGTGTATTTCACCTGATCGATCGTCATGGGCGTGATCCCCGCAGGAGTGCTTTCAAGGTATTTCCGATGGGACCGGCTGATCGCCGGTTTCGCGGGCAGCGCGAAAAACCGCATGAACCGCCAGAAATCTTCCGGAATAGGTTCCGCCGCCTTGGTCGCGGCCGGAGCGAGCGCGACGAAGCCGCGTTCCCGATGGGCCTTCATCCAGCGCGCCAAAGACCGTTCACTGACCGTGCAGAAATCGACATCCTTCCGGGGACGGTTGTTCGCCTGCGCAAGAATTTCTTCCGATACCCCAAACCCATATGGGCTCTTTGGGTCAAAGGGGCGCTCCATCGGCGATCCAAGCTGGATCGCGCGCATGGCCGGCGCGTCCAGGTAATCGCCGCGATCCCGGGCTGCACAGGACTCGCGCCAAAGCCGGTGCCCCTCCTGGGCGGTGAGAAAATCCGCCATGCCCTGGCTGATCTTCTTTCCGCGTCGGGCGGCATAACCGATGATCGCAACCATGATCTCGGACCGTGCTTCGGCCGTAGTCCGGGAACGCCGGGCCAGCGCGGCGGAAGCAGGAACCGCAACGGCCTCATTCCTGACAGCGACCGCATTCCGCACCGAGGTGCCGGTTTTCAGCAGCCGTTCCTTCAGCAACATCCCCTGCATGTCGGGCAGCAGAGAAATATGGTACTCGAAGCCGCCGCCACCTTCCTTGCCCTCGCGCTTGCGGCAAATGGAGACAGGCTGGTCGTTCCAGCCATCGCGTTTGGCGCGGCGGATGACGCCGCTTTCGCTGTGCGGCAACCCTTTGTAACCCCACCGGCTGGCCATCTCGGCCAGTTCCCGTGCGGTGAAAAATTCCTGAACCTTGGGGAAAGACAAATCGTTCATCGCCGGATCTTCCTTCGCGCCGCCAGAGCCTGCTTGCGCGCCTGCAATTCTTCGATGTGATCGTCGAGCAGCCGCTCCTCGATCAGTTCCGCATATTCATTCTCGATCACCGTCAGCCCGAACTGCCCCGGCACAAAGCCGAGCAACTCCTTCGCATCGGTCGCATGGACGAGGCCGACAAAGGCATCGAGCGGGATCCTGTGCTCCTCCGATCCCTCGGAAGACCATTTGTTCAGCATCGCCTCGCTGACCGTCCTGCCGAGGAAGCCGCTCATCCGGCTGGCAACCTCGGCGCGGCTGATCCCATCCTCGCGCGCATCCCGGAGCGCCTGGCTGATCAACCGCGCGATCTTGTTGTCTAGGCGCCCGCGACCGATGACGTCGTCGCTGTAGCCGACGCCCACCTTCGGGGGCTCCCAGCTGAACAGGTCTTTCGTCAGGGGATCGCGATGGCGCGCCATGTCAGATGCGCCCCAGCCGCTTGAGGGAGGCGATCATGCGATCGGCATTGTTCTGCACCACCATGTCGAGGGCATCGTCGGTCAGCTTTCCGAAGGCGGTGTTGATCGCTGCGAACTGCTTTTCGGCCGGACTGACCTCCGTTCCGCGATCCAGAAATGCCAACGCGCCGCCGACGTTCGTGATGTCAGGATGCTCGTCGCCCAGGATCAGGTCGAGAATGCGCCTCTGCATCTGCGGCTTCTGCTCGGAGAGCGCCTTCAGTTCGGTCAGCTTGCGCGCAAGATCGGTTCCGGGCAGTCGCCCGACCGCGTCAGCCGTCAGGTTCGTCCAGATCTTGACGGCCATGTTGATGTACCGCTTCGACAACCCGACATTCTCTGCGACGGCGCTGGCGAAACCGAAAACCTCGGGTTCTTGACCGGGGGTGGGAAATGATTTCCCACCCTCTTCGGCGAGAACTTCAACCAGAGGTCGCGCGCGAGAAGCCTCCCACGCCTGCTTCAGCTGAAACAGGTGATGGCACCGATCCAGCGCGATCAGTTCGCCACGCCCGAGGTTTTCCATGACCTCTTCCAGCCGGGCTGCATCATCGTCATCCGCGGCGGAGATCGTCGCGGGGATCGTCGTCACCCCGTTGATCTCATGCGCCCGCAGGCGATGCAGGCCGCTGATCAGGCGATACCTATCGCCCACCGCGCGCACCCGGATCGGATGGAACAGCCCTTGCGTCAGGATCAGCGTGGCAAGCGCCTGCGCGTTGTCCTGATCAAAATCCCGCGCCCGGTCGGCGGGGACCTCAATGTCCGCGATCGGCAGATCGAGGATCTCGGTATTCGTCATGATGGTGCCTGTAATCGTCAGGTTAGGGCCGCGCGTTGACCGCGCGGCTCGTTATTCGTTGGAGAAATGGGCCGTTGACCGCGTCATCACGCGACCCTCCCGACCGGCGCCATCGCCGCTCTGGTCGTCACCAGCACGATCCAGTTCCTGACTGCTTGCGACCGATTGCGGATCGAGGTCGCGCAGAAGCCATAACCCTGGGCTTCAAACCGGGTGCTGCTGGCGCGGACATCACCGAGCGTAGCGGCGAGAAAGGCGGACACGAGGTCGCAGGCCGGGAGGCCGTCCAGCTGCGCCGCAACCTTGCAGGCTGCGTTCAGGCGCTCGGCCTCTGACAACCGGCGGGGCGGCGTGTTGAAGGGTTCAAGCAGCATCGTTGTCCTCCTCCCGCGCATCCATGCGGGCAAGAAGATTGAAGACAATGATGGAGATCCATGCGACCGGCCAGCCCCACGCCATGAGGATGATCGCCATCGCCACGCCGGGGCCATTTTGACCAGGCGTCTTGATCGCCCCATAGAACAGGGCGCCCATCCAGACGGCGACGCCGATGACGTAAAGGATAATGAGAAGGCTGGTCAGCATCACAGCCCCTCCGCGCCAGGGATGCCGACGCCATAGGCGAGCCAGAGACCCGCAATGAACAAAAGAACCAGCGCCACGGCGCCGATCGCGTCTTCAAAGGTGAAGGGGCAATCAGACACGTTCCACCCCCTTGCGGAAGGCGTCCATGCCTGCCTTGATTATCGCCTCTTGAAAGACCCGACGCTCCTCAATGGAGAGACCGTCGGTGGAGAGAACCGGCCAATCGGTGCGCTGACCCGCGACGGTGCCGTCAAGCTTGTCAGCGGGAGCATCATCAACGGATTCGAAACGCGAACGCTCGCGGGCGCCATCGATCAGGTAAGATTGAGCAGCGCGAAGCGAGGCGCAGAGGCGGGCCATCCGGTCGGGCGCCGGACGCGCGCCGCCCGAAAGCATGGCGATCACCTCACCAATGTCCGTGGCCGACTGAAGAAACTCGACCGACGAACTGTCAAAAGCGAGGGCGGGTTTTGACGAAACATGGGTCATGCCGCCGCGCTCCTGTCAGCTGCGCGCCGCGCTTTTTCCCTTGCGATCAGGGCCTCATTTTCGGCAGAAAGGATGCGAGACCTCCTGATGGGGTAACGATCCGGGAAGAGTTCCGCGACAGGCACGCCGAGATATTCGGCGAGAGCCCGTTCAGCAGAACGCACGGTGCGGTTCCAGACGTGCCGCATCAGACTCGGCTCGATGCCCTTGAGCTCGGCAAGACCGTTCAGGGTCATGCCGCGTTCCTCAAGGGCGCATTTGATCTGGGCTTTCGACCAGATTTTCGCCATCGGGTGGCCTCCTGTTAGGGGGCCGGTGTTGCAGCACCGGCCTTTTTACGGGGTTACATTCGCAACAGCGGCTTGCTTCGGCGCACCGCATACAGGAAGGGATAAATCACGATTGCGCACTAGTAAAGCGCAAACGTGATTGTTTCGGTAAAGCGTGGCTAGACCAGAGATCGAACCAAAAACGCCGTTAGGAAAACGCCTTCGGGCGGTTCGGACACAGGTCGGAATTGAAGACCGCGATAGTTTTGCGGAGCAATCAGGCATCAGTAAGAGCACCATTGCGCACTATGAGCGTGGTGACCGAACCCCCGATGCGACGATGCTTGAGCGGTACCGCGACAGGTGGGGTGTTGACCTTAACTGGCTGATCACCGGCAAAGGGGAGATGTTTCAGTCACAGGGGGAGAGCGGCCAGTCGCAATCCATGGCGCTGACCAACCTCGACCGCCCCGATTTTGTCCGACTGCCTGTCTATAACGAGATCCGTGCCTCAGCTGGACCCGGCGCAGCCGTGCCGACCTCGGAACACGCTGACGGTGTCGTTGCCTTCACCAGCCGTTTCCTGCGCGACCAGGGCGCCCACCCTGATCACTGCTCGATCATCTGGGCACGAGGCGACTCGATGCAGCCGACGATTCCTGACGGTTCGATATTGATCGTGGATCGGAGCCAGACCGATGTGGTCAACGGTTGTATCTACGTCCTCAACGTCGCCGATGACCTGCTGGTCAAGCGCGTCCGGCGCCGCCTGGACGCAACCGTCGAGATCGTCAGCGACAATTCCATGTACCCGCCCGAAGCCCTGCGCGCAGATCAGCTCCAGCAACTGCGCATCGTAGGGCGGGTCGTCTATTTTTGCCGCACTCCATAAGTATCGAGGTGCAATTCGATGGGGAAACCCTGCTTTTTTGTCGTGGGATTGGCACTTGTCGCATGCATGGCGCTTCGGGCCGAAGCTCAACCCGGGGTGCCATACTCACTATCAGAACAAGAAATTTCCTTGGTTCAGCGCGACGTGACTCGCAGCATGAAGGACCCGGATAGTGCCCGGTTTGGCAACATAGCTGCAGCCAAAAGCGGCCAAGGCGCTGTTATCGTGTGCGGGTTCGTGAATGGTAAGAATTCCTTTGGCGGCTACACTGGAGAGGTTCCATTCATGGGAATCTTGAAATCCAGTGGATACCTTGTTCTCGACATCGCCAGCACCGAAAATGAATACAGAGCCATGATCAAAACATGCCGAAAGGAGGGCGTGGCGATCTGAGAGAGCGGTCCCTCACTCTCCTTTCTACATGCCGACCCCCAAAGCAGCCACTTCTGAAAGAAGGCTGCTTTGGCTGATCGAGAAGACCGATGACCCTGACCAATGTTCCTGTTAAGTTCCCCTTGGTAACTTCAGGACACCATCATGAGCATCACTTTTGAGCCGGTCCCTCCGACCGCTCCCGTCGCCCCGTGGCTGGGAGGAAAGCGCAATCTCGCCAAGCGGATCTGCGCGATCCTAGACGCCACCCCATGCACCACCTATGCGGAACCCTTCGTGGGGATGGGCGGCATCTTCCTGCGCCGCTCCGCCCGGCCAAAAGCCGAAGTGATCAACGATCGCGGCCGCGATATCGCCAACCTCTTCCGCATCCTTCAGCGGCACTATCCTCAGTTTCTGGACACACTCCGGTTTCAGCTGACCACCCGTGCCGAGTTCGAGCGTCTGATCGCGACCGACCCCGACACGCTGACGGATCTGGAGCGTGCGGGGCGCTTCCTCTACCTCCAGCGCACCGCCTTCGGCGGCAAGGTCAGTGGGCGCACCTTTGGAGTCACCAAGGAACGCCCCGGCCGCTTCAACCTGACGACGCTGGAACCCATGCTCGAAGATCTTCATGCGCGCCTGTCTGGCGTGGTCGTCGAGTGCCTGGACTGGTCAGCCTTCATTCCGCGCTATGACTCGGAGGCCACATTATTCTATGTGGACCCGCCCTATTGGGGCTGTGAGGATGACTATGGCAAGGCGATGTTCAGCCGCGCCGACTTCGCCCGCCTCGCCGATATCCTTGGCAGCATCAAAGGTTGCTTCCTGCTCTCGATCAACGATGTTCCCGAGATCCGCGCGACGTTCTCTGCGTTCCGGATCGTCGAGGTGCGCACAAGCTATAGCGTCGGGACACGGAACGATACGGCAGGCGCAAGGGCGGAACTGCTGATCTCCAACTGGCCGCTCCCCGGGTGTCAGAATATGCCGCTACGCGCCAATTCCTGACGATTCCCACGGTCAGACCTTGGGCGCGCCAAACTCAGGCCGAGGCGGCGAAAAAATACCGTTTCCTCAATGGCCTACTAAGGTCTGACCGAAAATGCCAAGGTCTGACGCATCGGTCAGACCTTCAGGCGCTTCCGCCCCACCGAGATTGCCTCATAGGTCGCCGCGAACGCGCGCGGCGCGGTCACTTCTCTCGCCATATCGGCATATTTTCTGAAATGTTGTCCGAATGTTAGCCGATGACGGCAACTTGCCGGGTAGATGCTGGGATTGTGCAAGGAAGATGCTAGGCAAAACACCCATTTTCAGCGGTCACTTGCATCATCCTGCCAGAACGGTTTTTCGTCGTAGCGGTCTTTCCATTCGGTTTTTCAATGTGTTGGGTGAGCTTTTCTCCCGCTACCCTTTTCTGCCAAAGTTACTACCCCCCTACAGACAAAACCCGCAGCCTTGGCTACGGGCATGTCTGAATCGGTGGTTTCGGGGGCAGGATATCAGAAATTCTTGCCTTGGCATGCTGCGGTTGATTGTCATTAGATATCCCGTGACCATTTTAGATCGACCGACAATGCAAGCCAAAAGCACATGTGACAGTTACTCCCTCGGCGAAATCTATGCACATTCCACCGAAACGCCGGACAAGTCGGATTGGGAACCCCTCGCTGACCATGCGCGCGCAGTCGCCCGAACCGCCCGGGGCCATGCCGAAGCTTTTGCGCCGGAATTGGCGGAAATTGCCGGCTGGCTGCATGATCTGGGCAAGATGAAGCCGCGCTTTCAGTTGCGGCTCTCCAATTCCGATATCATCGAACCCCATGCCGCCGAGGGCGCGCGATGCGTCTTCGAGCGGCAACCTCATTTGTTCTCCGCGATCCTGGCTCAGGTCATCCTCGGGCATCATGCAGGTCTGCCCGACGGCGGGGGCAACGGCCGGCTATTGCGCGCGCGGCTCGAGGAGGCGGAGCGGCTGCAACCACCGGACGATTGGCTGGTACCAAAGATCGCCACGCTTCCCAAGGCGCTTCTCGGGACGCACAAGAACGATCCCGATCGCAACTACAAGCTGGCCTTCCTGGGGCGGATGCTGTTCTCGGCGCTGGTCGATGCGGACCGGAGCGAGACGGCTGCGTTCAAGTCTGGCATCCATATCCCGGACCGTCCCCATGACTTGCAGATGCTCCGCGACCGGCTCGACGCGCATATGGCCCGGCAGGATGGCGACGGTCCGGTGAACCGGCTGCGCGGCGAGGTCCATGCCCACGCCCGCGGCATGGCGGCCGAAGCCCCCGGCCTGTTCAGCCTCACCGTCCCCACTGGCGGCGGCAAGACGCTGACCGCGCTCGGTTTCGCGCTGGATCACGCGATCCGGCACGGGCTGAAGAGGGTGATCTTCGTCATCCCCTATACCTCGGTCGTCGAGCAGACGGCGGCGGTGTTCCGCAAGGTTCTCGACGATCCCGATGGCCATCTGGTGCTGGAACACCACTCCGCCTTCGACTGGGACCGAACACGCGACGACAACGAACGCACCGACCTGAAGACCGCCGCGGAACGCTGGGACCGGCCGGTGATCGTCACCACCGCGGTGCAGTTCCTTGAAAGCCTTCATGCCGCCCGGACCTCGCCCTGCCGCAAGCTGCACCGGCTGGCCGAGGCGGTCGTCATCCTCGACGAGGCGCAGACCCTGCCGCGCCATCTGCTGCGCCCGAGCCTCGCGGCGATCCGGGAGCTTGCGCGCGGCTACCGCAGTTCGCTCGTCCTGTGCACCGCGACCCAGCCCGCGCTGCTCAAGGAGGACGGCTTCCCCCACCCCGAGGCATTGCGCCGCGATGGCCCCCTGCCCCTGCGCGAACTCGCGCCCGACCCCGAGCGGCTTTACGAAAGCCTGCGCCGGGTGCGGGTGGCGTTTGCCGGGCCGATGGATGACGTCGCGCTGGCCGCGCGGCTGGCGGAACCGGCAGGCGGGCTGGTGATCCTGAACAACCGCCGCCATGCGCGGGCGCTGCATGAGCGTCTGGGCGATCTGCCCGGCGCCTGCCACCTGTCCACCAACATGACGGCGCGGCACCGGCGCGCGGTGCTGGCCGATGTGCGCGAGCGGCTGGCGGAGCGTGCCCCCGTCCGACTGGTCAGCACGAGCCTGATCGAGGCGGGGGTCGACATCAGCTTCCCCCGGGTTTTCCGGGCGCTGGCGGGGCTCGATTCCATCGCGCAGGCCGCCGGGCGGTGCAACCGCAACGCGGAGCTGCCGGGTCTCGGGCAAGTCGTGGTCTTCGAGCCGGGCGATACCGACGCTTTCGCCCCGCCCGCCGAGTTGCGCCAACTGGCCGAGGTCACCCGGCAGGTGCTCCTCCGCCATGCCGAGGATCCGCTGTCTCTGGAGGCGGTGCGGGACTATTTCCGGCAGGTGTTCTGGAACAAGGCCCACGCGATGGACACGGGGAAGGTAGAAGGGCAGCCATATGAAATTCTCGAGGCGATCAGGCACGCGGGCGACGAGGAACTGAACATCCCCTACGCCTCGGTCGCGCAGGCCTTCCGCATGATCCCGGAAGGCGCGGTGCCGGTCGTCATCCGGGGCGGAGACTGGGGCCTGCCGGAGGAGGAAGAGCGAGACCTGTCCTTTGTCACCAGCGCCGGGGCAATCGCCCGCAGGTTGCAGAGCTATCAGGTTCAGGTGCCCGAACGCAGCCGCCAAAAGATGCTGGAAGCCGGTGTTCTGCGGCCCTTGCGGCCCGAGGATTTCGGCGAGCAGTTCCTGCTGCTGGATCAGCCAGGGCTCTACGACGCCCGGACCGGGCTGAAATGGGACAGCTTCGACGACTTGGGATTCCTGTCATTTTAG